ACCCTGCCACCTCGACGGGGCTACGGGCTGTAGAGGCGCGGCCCCTTCCTAGCGCTGAGGGTCGAAAACCCGTGAACGGTGAACGGTGAACGCCCAGAGTGAACGCCCCTCCGCCCTGACCCAGGCCGAGTTCGCCCGCCACCGCGGCGTCTCGAAGGCGGTGGTGACGAAGTGGAAGGGCCAAGGCCTGCTGGTGATGACCGCCGCGGGCCTCGTGGACGTCGAAGCCACCGAGTGGAACCTCGACCAGCGCCCGGCGAACTACCGGGGCGGCACGACACACCGCCCGGTGCGGTCGGTTCAGAGGGACGAACCGGACCCGCGGGAACGCCCCGAGCGGAAACCGGAGCCGACAGCCAAACCCGCTTCGCCCGAGCCGCGCCCTGCCGATATGGATGGCGAGGTCGACGCCTACGACCCCGACGCCCAGGACCTGCCGCTCAATGAGGCGGTGCGGCGCAAGGAAAACTACCTCGGGCTGTTCCGGCGCCAGGAGGTCCTAAAGAACGACAAGCGCCTCGTCGACCGCGGCGCTGCCGAGAAGCTCTTCTTCGACACGGCCCGAGAGCTGCGGGACGCCTGGATGACCTGGCCGGCCCGGGTCGCGATCGAGATGGCGGACGAGCTGAATGTCGATGCGCGGACGCTGACGACGATCCTCACCGCCCATGTCCGCAAGCACATCGCCGAGCTCGGCGAGCCCGAGCCAGACGCCAGCATCAGCTGATACGGCCAGCCTCACGGCCTCGTGGCGGCGCGGGATGACCCCGCCGCCCGATCTGAACGTGGTCGAGTGGGCGGAGAAGTATCGGCGGCTCAGCCGCGAATCCTCGAACGGCGGCAAGTTCGTCGTCTCCCGCGTCGAGGTCGCGCGTGGCCCGATGTTGTGGGCCACCGAGCCGGGGGTGCGGACCATCACGCTGATGGCGTGCACCCAGCTGCTGAAAACCACGGTAATCGAGAACATCGTCGGGCGGTTCGCTCACCTCGATCCATGCCCGATGCTGCTGGTGTTCCCGAAGGACGACGCGGCCCAGACTTTCTCGAAGGATCGGCTCGCGCCGATGATCCGAGACACGCCGGTGCTGCGCACACTGTTCGGCGAAGCCAAGGCCAAGGACGCCGGGGCTACGCTGGATCACAAGCAGTTCGAGGGCGGGCACATCACGCTCGTCGGCTCGAACAGCCCGACCAACCTGGCCATGCGGCCGATCCGGCTGCTCGGCTGCGATGAGATCGACAAGTTTCCGGCCTCGGCCGGCGGCGAGGGTCCGCCGATCGATCTCGCGGTTGAGCGACAGGCCGAGTTCGAGGCCAACGCCCTGACCGTGCTGACCTGCTCGCCGACCATTGCCGGGCGCAGCGCGATCGAGGCGAGCTACGAGGAAAGCGACCAGCGCCGCGCCTACGTGTGCTGCCCACATCCGGGCTGCGGCACGTGGCAGTCGCTGGAGTGGGACCGGGTCAAGTTCGACAAGGACCCGCAGGACCGGATCCTGCCCGAGACCGCCCGGTACGAGTGCACCGCGTGCGAGCAGCCCTGGACCGAGGCCCACCGCCTCGTGGCGCTGCGCAAGGTCGAGTGGCGGCAGACCCGACCGTTCACCTGCTGCGGCGAGTATCAGACGCCGGAGCGCTGGGGCCCCGAGGCGCACGGTGTGCGCCGTGCCCTGTGCGCGCATTGCGGTACCGAGGCGGTCCCGAATGAGCATGCCGGTGGCGTGGCCTCGAAGCTGTACGCGCCGAAGCAGACGATCACGAAGACGGTGGCCAAGTTCGCGCGGGCGCTGCGCCGGGGGCCGGAGGCGTTGCGGACCTTCTTCAACACCCAGCTGGCCCGCACCTGGAAAGAGGGCGCGGATACGCCGGAATGGCAGGATGTCTACGCCCGCCGCGACACCTACCTGACGGGGACGGTGAGCCGCGGTGCGCTGATCCTGTTCGGCGGCGTCGATGTCCAGAAGGACCGGCTTGAGGTCACCGTCTGGGGCTTCGGCCGCAACCGCGAGCGCTGGCTGGTCGAGCACCGTGTGCTCCCGGGCGATACCGGGCGGGCGCCGGTCTGGGCCGAACTCGCAGCGCTGTTCGATGAGACATGGGAGCACGAGACCGGTACCCCGATGGCGGTGCGGGACTGGGGTATCGACTCCGGCGCCTTCACCGCTGAGGTCTACGCCTTCGTCCGGTCTCAGGCCGGCCGCGGCAACGTCCACGCGATCGACGGCGCGGACAGCTACGCGGGCGCCTTCCTTGGCGTCGGCGCCAAGGACGCCAACGCGGCGGGCAAGAAGCTTCGGCGCGGACTCAAGACGATCCGCATCGGCGTGTCGTTCGCCAAGCAGGAGATGATGGGCTGCCTCGCCCTGCACCGCCCGCCGGGCGGCGAGGCGTTCCCGGCCGGCTTCGTCCACCTCCCCCGGGATGTGACCGAGGACGGCGTCAAGCAGCTGACGGCCGAGGAGCTCGTGGTCAGCACGAACCGCGGCCGCACCCGGCGCGAGTGGGTGCCGATCGGCGGTCGCCGCAACGAGTGGCTGGACTGCGCGAACTACGCCCGCGGGCTCGCCGCCATGCGCGGTTGGGACCGGTGGCGCGAGGGGCACTGGCGGGACCTAGAGGCGGTGCTCGGTATCGAGCGGCAGCCGACACAGGAAGCCATCGTGCCCCCTGTGGTCGCAGCGAACACGCTGGCGACCAGAGATCAGCAGCGGCGCTCCGTCCGACGCAGCCGTGTCACGAACCGTCGGTGAGGCCGTGATGATCGACCAACGCATCGCCTTCCTGGCCAACCTCCGGAATCAGCTTGCCGCCCTCGACGGCGCCATGGCGAGCGGGGTTCTCACCCTTGAGGACAACGATACCGGCCGCATCACGTACCGTAGTTACGCTGAGATGCGGCAGGCGCGCGCCGACCTACTTGTTCGGATGCGCGATCTGGAGTTGGAGCTTAGCCCCGTCGTGCCGCGTCGGACCCGGCAGGTCGTCATGACCGGGCGCAGCGGGTGGTAGCTCAGCGCACGACTTACGGTGCCCGCTTCCGCGTGAAGGGCACCGCGCAGTACGTCGAACCGGTCGCGATGGATCTGGATGGCGGGTACGGCCGGGACGAAGCGCCAGCCTATGACGTCGCAAACGGCCAGGGACGCCGCTCGCGGACGTGGCGGGTAGGCTTCTACGGGCCGAAAACCGCGATCATCTACGCGCTCGACGAGCTGCGCCGGAAGAGCCGCGACCAGGTCCGCCGCAATCCCTACGCCGGCTCGGCCGTCAACAAGCTGACGTCGAACATCGTCGGCACCGGGATCACCCCGCGCAGTATGGCCGCCCGCCCGACGGGTAACCTGTCTAAGGCTGAGGCCAAGCGGGTCAAGAAAGAAGACGCGGCCTATCGCGCTGCTGTTCAGTCCCTCTGGCTCGAGTGGACCGACGTGGCCGACAGCGTCGGCGCGCACGATTTCTACGGTCTTCAGAACCTCGCGGCCCGCGGCATGGTCGAGGGTGGCGAAACCTTCACGCGTCTGCGCACGCGGCTGCCTTCGGATGGCCTGCCTGTGCCGTTGCAGCTGCAGGTCATGGAAGGTGAACACTGTCCTCATCTGAACACGGACCCGACCAATCGTATCCGCCAGGGCGTGCAGTACGATGCGATCGGGAAGCGGACAGGCTTCTGGCTCTACCGCGAGCATCCCGGCGACGGCATCATCACCGGCGACTCGTTCGTGCCCGTCCTCGTGCCGGCAGCGGACATCTGCCATCTGTTTCGCGCCGCTCGGCCTGGGCAGGAGCGCGGCGAGCCGTGGCTGACCCGGGCCCTGCGGATTCTGTACGATCTCGACGGCTACCTCGACGCCGAGCTGATGCGGAAGAAGAACGCCGCGCGGCTCGTCGGCTTCATCAAGAAGACGCTTCAGGACGAGAGCGGCGAGCCCGGAAGTGGACCTTTCGGCGCCGACGCGCCGGACGATGACGGGGTTGGTACGGTCGAGTTTGAGCCGGCTACCCTTCAGGTGCTGGCCGATGGTGAGGACATCGTCTTCTCTAACCCGCCGGATGTTGGTCCGAACTTCGAGATCTTCGTTCGTGAGGCCAAGCGCCAAGTCGCGTCCGCATTGGACCTGCTCTACGAGCTGCTGAGCGGCGACTACAGCCAGCTCAACGATCGGACTCTGCGCGCCGCGCTCAACGATTTCCGCCGTTCCGTCGAGGGGTGGCAACACCACCTGATGGTGTTCCAGTTCTGTCGACCGGTCTGGAATCGCTGGATTGACCTCGCGCTGCTGTCGGGCGCCCTCCAGCCTCCGCCAGGCATGACCCGGGCCCAAGCCGCGATGGTCAAGTGGATCCCGCAGGCCTGGCCATACATCCACCCCGTGCAGGACGTGCAGGGCAAGGCGATGGAGGTCCAGGCGGGCTTCTCATCTCGCTCTCAGAAGGTGGCTGAAGGCGGGTACGACGCCGAAGTCATCGACGCCGAGAACAAGGCCGACAACGACAGGGCCGACGATCTCAGCCTCTCCTACACCAGCGATGGCAGGCGGGCGACGAAGCTGGCGGACCCGGCCGACCCGGTCGAGGAGCCGCCGCCAAACCCGCCAAAGCCGAAACCCGGCGGAGACCAGCAATGACCGCAGCTCTTCGCGCTTTGTCCGCCGAGCCGTGGGCGATCCGCCCGGATTACCTGCACTTCATGGCCGGCCTCGCCAGCCTCGACCGAGATGGCCGCACCGCGCGCCGCTCCGCCGAGGGTGAGGACTGGTTCCGGCTCGACCTGCAGGCCGCGGCCGGCCCGACTGCCCAGCGCCTTGAAGGCGCGCGCTACACCATGCTGACCAGCGATGGCGTTGCGATCGTGCCCATCGTCGGCCCGATCTTCCCACGTGCGAACATGATGACCGAGATGTCCGGCACCGGCACCTCGGCCGCCATGCTCGCCCGGGATCTCCAGATCGCTCGGGACAGCGCCGAGGTCGGCGCCGTCATGCTGATGGTGGATTCGCCTGGCGGCTCACCCACCGGCATCAACGCGCTGGCCGACCAGATCTATGCCATGCGCGGCACCAAGCAGGTCCTGGCGCACGTCAGCGGCTCGGCAGCGTCCGCGGCCTACTGGCTCGTCTCCTCCGCGAACGAGATCGTGGTCGAGAAGACCAGCATCGTCGGCTCGATCGGCGTGGTGGCCGCTATCTCGAAGCAGGTCGAGCCCGACGCGAACGGCGAGTTGGCCATAGAGATCGTGTCCTCGAACGCGCCGAATAAGCGGCCCGATCCTCAGAGCGAGGATGGCGAGGCCGAGATCCGGGCACTCCTCGACAGCATCGAGACCCAGTTCATCACCGACGTCGCCAGAGGCCGGAAGACCACGGCGGCCAAGGTAAAGTCAGATTTCGGGGGCGGCGGTTCCAAGGTCGGTGCTGCTGCGGTCGCCGCCGGCATGGCCGACCGGGTCCAAACCTACGAGCGCAGCTACAGCCAGCTCGCCCGGACGGCCGCGAACGAGCGGGCCGCTCGGCTTTCGCGGCGCTGACCGCGTCACAATCCACGGCTTCGGCCTGGACCGGGCTTCGCGCCCACCACCACCAAGGAGAGCAGAGATGCCGAACGCCCTCGCCGGCCTTCGTCGCGATCGCGCGAAGGCGTCCGATCGCATGACCAAACTCGCCACTGCAGCCCGCGGCCGGTCGATGACCGACGACGAGCAGCACGACTTCGATGCCGCCGCGCGCGATGTCGCCGGCTTCGACGAGCAGATCGCCGCGGTCGAGAGCTCGCAGACCGAGACGAAGGACAAGACCGTCAGTCGCGCTGATGCGGCCGAGATCGTCAAGCTGTGTGTTGATGGCGGCGTGCCGATGATGGCCTCTGGCATGCTCGCCGAGGGGGTCAGCGTCGAGGACGCCAAGTCCCGCATCGCCGCTGCTGGCAAGGCCAAGGATCTCGTGGCGCTCGCCCGCCGCAAGGACCCCGGTATTCCCGCCGATCTCGCGGCGACCATGCTCGCCGAAGGGAAGTCCGTCGAGGATATCCGCACAGCCCTCTTCGACAAGCTCGTGGCGGCCGAGGAGAAGACCGCGATCTCGTCCCACGTGCCCACCGCCGCCGCCGATGGCCCGACCGCCGGCATCACCGCAGCCCAGTCGTCGATGCAGCGCACGCTCAAGCGCGCCGGCCTCGTGAAGGACGCCTGATCATGCCCCTGCTCACCACCGCCCCCGTCGCCTCGGATTGGCTCAAGTCCGAAGAGCCCGGCCGTCGCTCGCGCAGCACGGTCATCATCGCTTCCGGCTCCGGCAAGCTTCTGTCCGGTCAGGTGCTCGGCAAGCTCACGGCTTCAAGCAAGTTCGTGCCGAACGCCGCGTCCGGCTCCGATGGCTCGCAGACCTCTGCTGCCATCCTCCTCTTCCCCGTCGACGCGACCAGCGCCGATGTCCAGGCCGTGGTCGTCGATACCGACGCGGTCGTCAGCCACGCCGGCCTGATCCACGGGCCTTCCGTCAACGATGCGACCAAGCGAGCGGCGGCCAACGCGCAGCTCGCCGCGGTGGGCATCAAGGTCCGTCAGGGAGCCTGATCCGATGCCCACCATGATCGATATCTTCAATCAGGACGCCTTCTCGGCGGCAGCGCTGACGCAGGGCGTCTACCAAGTGCCCAACATGTACGGGCGCCTGAAGCAGCTCGGCCTGTTTCGGCCCGAGCCGATCGCGACCCGAAGCGGCATCGTCGTCATTGAGAACGGCGTGCTGAACATGCTGCCGACCCGCCCGGTCGGCGGTCCGGCCTCGCTCGGCACCCGTGGCAATCAGAAGCCGATCCCGTTCTACGTGCTGCACATCCCGCACGACGACGCCGTCTTCGCGTCCGACGTGCAGAATATGCTTGCACTTGGCCAGATCACCGGCGGCGGTCTCGTCAGTGGCATCGCGCTCGAAACGGTCCAGGGCTTCCTCGACCGCAAGTTGATCACGATGCGGAACAAGCACGCGATCACGCTTGAGGCGCTGCGGGTCGGCGCGATCAAGGGTCGGATCCTAGACAGCGACGGCACGCTGCTCCTCGACCTGTTCGCGACCTTCGGGGTGACCGAGCAAGTCTTCGACTTCAAGTTCGGCACCACCGGCGCCGGCGCCGTCGATCCCGTCACCATGTGTCAGTCGGTCACCGGCTACATGGAGGACAACCTCCTCGGTGAGACCATGACTGGCGTCCAGGCTCTGTGCTCGCCCGAGTTCTTCCGAGGTCTGGTCTCCAGCCCAGCGGTGCGGGACGCCTACAAATTCTATCAGGCCGGCTTGCAGCCCCTTCGCGATGACGTGCGTAAGGGCTTCCGGTTCGGCGGAATCGAGTTCGAGGAGTATCGCGGCGCCGCCTCCTACCTGCAGGAAGACGGGACGCGCACCACTCCACAGCGCTTCATCCCCGCGGGTGACGCACGGTTCTTCCCGATCGGGACGACCGACACCTTCGTCAACTACTGGTGCCCGCCCGATTTCTGGGGCGCGGTCAACCAGGCCCCGGACGCTGCCGACGCCGAGGTCTTCGTGGCCCCGCTGGAGCCGATGGAATTCGGCAAGGGCATGAAGATCCACACCGAGTCCAACCCCCTGCCGTTCGTGAAGCGCCCCGCGCTCCTCGTGCGCGGCACAACCTCGACCTGACGGAGGCGATCATGCGACTGCGCGAGAAGGGCAAGGAAGGGGTCGTGCACTACGGCTGGGACGAGGCTCAGGCCGCGCTCCAGGCCGGCACGCACGTCGTGGCCGACGATGACGGCCAGGGAAGCGAAACGGAGCACCTGGAGCCGGTCGAAGAGGCCGACGGTCTCGACGGGAAGACCCGGGCCGAGCTCGACGCCCTGGCGGCCGAGCGCGGCGTCGACGTGTCCAAGGCCAAGACCAAGGACGACGTGATCGCGGCGCTGCGGGCCGCCTGAGCCAGATGTCTGTCTTCGACGAGCAATGGTCGAGCGCGCTTCGGCGGCTCGACACGTTCTTCGGCGAGGACTTCCTTTTGGAGCCGCTCGCCGTTCCGACGGTGAACGGTCGCCCCGATGTGAATGCCCAGCGAGTGGCGGATTGCACTCGCTCGCAGGTCACCTTCCGAGCGACCTTCCGCGACATTGGCTCGACTCAGAACGCCAAGGGCCGGGCCATGGCCGACAATACGACGCGGAAGATCGCGGCCGATGGCCCGCACCTTCGCCTCACTCCGGGTGACGACGGCTTCCCGTTTCTCTCGGCGGGTGATCGCATTCTGCGCATCAAGACGGGCGAAGTCTTCAAGGTCGGCGTGGCGCTCGTCCGCGGCCGTGCCGGCCTTCAGGTCCCGCTCACACCGGTGACGCGATGAGCCTCGCGCGTACCGCCCTGCGCCTCCAGGTGATCGAAGCCCTGAATTCCCATCCCGTCATCGACGGCCAGTGCCAAGGCCGGATCTACGACTCGCGCATCGGCAATTTCGACGACAAGGAGCCGGTCCCGGTCATCACCGTGTCGACTGAGGATCTGAGTGGCGAGGGCTGGAACCCGCAGAACGGCGGCGCCCCCTTCAAGGACTCGTGCAACCTCGTCCTCGACATCGGCATGGCGCAGTTCGTGGAGGACGCCGATGGCGGCGACTTCTACTTCCAGCCTGGGACGGACAGCGAACTGGAAGCGGCGCTCGACCTGATCGAGCAATGCGCCGAGTGGATCCTGACGACGGGCATGCCGCATCCGCGGGCCCGGCAGAAGACACACGCCGGCCGCCTCCTGATGTCGGCCGTCACCCGGCGCGTGTCGAAGCGTGATTCCCAGCGCTTCTCGCCGGACGACGGTGGCGAGCGGCTTGCCATCCACATGCTGACCTTCCGCGTCGAGCTCAAGGGCGAGGACGTCGAGACCTATGCGGTCCCGCCCGGCCCGTTCGGCGCCCTGCCTGATCCCCTTCGGACAGTGGCCCAGTCGCTGACCGAGGGGTCGGCCAGCTACCTGACCTGCCTGAAGATCGCTCAGGACCTCGCACGGGCGATTACGCCCGCCACGACCCCGCCGTCCCAGCCCGTCGTCGTGCCGGATTCGGCGCCCGGCACGCTGCCGACCGAACTCTCCATCGACTTTCCGCAGGTGCCCTGATGCGCAAGCACGTGAAGCCCGCCGATGCCGGCGCCTCTATCCCGGATCCCGTCCGCCAGACCGACCTGCCGCCCGAGGGCCGCGTGGTCGACTGGTCCGTGCACTGGGCTCGGCTCGAAGCCCGGGGCGACATCAAGGTGAAGGACGTCCCCGACGAGGACGACGCCGACGCGAAGACCGAGAAGCCCAAGGCCGCGGCCGATGCCGAGGCCGGCAAGAACCCGCAGGCGGACGCCCCCAAGGCCGCCCGCACTGCCGCCTCGTAATCCCCTCACGGGACCGCCCTACGGCGCCCCTCAATTTTGGAGACCCCGCCGATGCCCCAGGGCCCCGTCGAGTTCAACAACACCCCAGGCGATGTGCTCGTGCCGGCCTTCATGGTCGAGTTCAATGCTGGTCCGCCGAACTATTCCGGCACCTCGCGGCAGGTGATCCTCGGCCGCGCGCTGCCGGGTTCGCCCGCGGCCCTGCGCGGCCTGCCGATCAACGTCGGTAGCCAGAACCCGAACGCGTTGTGCGGCCTCGGTTCGATCGGCGCCGAGCAGATCCTGTACGCCCGCCAGCAGAACCCGCTCGGCGAGATGCTGTTCATCGACGCAACCCCGCAGGTCGGCGCGAGCCCAGCGGCTTCCGTCGGCGCGCTCAGCTTCGCCGGCACGGCCACCGCGACCGGCACGATCACGCGCTACCTCGGCGGTGAGCGCTACGACGTGAACGTCGGCATCGGCGATACCGCCGCGACCGTAGCTGCCGCCTTCGTGGCGAAGTTCGCGCAGGGCTACACCAAGTTCAACGTCCGGATGCTCGCCCCGGTGAGCGGCGCGGTGAAGGCTGGCGGCACCGCGACCGCCACCGATGTCACCTTGACCGCGCGCCACCCCGGCACTGAGACCAACGGCTGGCGCATCGAGGAAGGCCTCGACGGCGACGAGATGGAGGTCCCGGGCATCACCGTCGCCATCACCCCGATGGCCAGCGGCACCGGCGACGTGGATCTCGCGGCTGTCCTGGCCAAGCTAGGCGGCCAGAACGCTGACTGGCTGTGTGGCCCGTACTCGACCACCGCGCAGCTCAACGTCGTGCGCGACTTCCTGTCGGACGCTGGCTCCGGCCGCTCGTCGCCGCTGGTCGGACTGCTCGGGCACTACACCACCCACAACCACGGCAACCTGTCGACGCAAACGACCTTCGGCCAGACCCGCAACGACCGGCACGTGACCCTGGCGGGTATCCACCAGTGGCCGCAGGCGGCGTGGTGCATCTCGGCCTCGCTCGGCGGCGAGATCGCGTTCCTTAAGAACCTCGGGCGCTCGCTGGCCGTCGCGGTCGAGATCGCCCGGCCGATGCAGACCCGCGTCCTGCGCGGCCTGCGCCAGCCCAAGGACCCGAACGCGATTTTCGCCCAGGCGGACCGCGACAGTCTGCTGCGCAACGGCATCTCGACCTTCACCGCGACGGCGGATGGCCAGATGGCGTGCGACCGCATCGTGACGACCTACCGGGTGAACCCGTCCGGCCTGTCCGATCGGACCTGGCTCGACATTGAGGACATCGCGATCGCGGCGTACTCGGCTCGGTACTTCAAGAACAAGATCGCCGGGACCTATCCCCGGTCGGCTTTCATGGAGGACAACCCGGCCAACCTGCAGGGCGTCGTGACGCCGACCGACCTGGAGCAGATTTCGGTGCACGCCGCAACCGATCTGCACCGCGCCGGCATCATCCGCCAGCTCGACCTGTTCGTGCAGAACATGCGGATCTTCCCGGACTACGCCAACGACCGGGCGAACTATTACCTGCCGATCACGGCGGCTGCGCAGCTGCGGATCAACGCGGTCAACCAGACCAGCTACCTCGACCAATCCGATCAGGGCATCTGAGGCCGCGCGCCTCGATCCCGCACCAGACCCAACCATCCTGAGGAGACCCGGCCGTGGATACAAAAGGCGGACGATACAGCGTGCGGATCGGCGGCCAGCGGTTCTCCGGCCGCGGCAAGGCCAGCATCAAGCCGGCCGAGGCCACCCCGAAGGCGGACCCGAACCGCGACGGCACCGCCTACCGGACGGTCGAGGCGAAGCTGCCGATGGTCTCGCTCAGCTTCGACCGCGGCAGCAAGGCCCAGGCGATCACTTGGACCGCGGGCATGATCCTGCAGGACGTGGACGTGACCTTCATCGAGGACGATGCCGGGCGCACCCACTACTTCACGTCGGGCTCCTGGGTCGGCGAGCCGGATATCGATACGGACACGGGCGAGGTCACCGGCATGTCGGTGGCATCGGACCAGTACCGGTCGGTCTAAGGTCTCATTCGTTGTCAGAGCGCTCGTGATTGCTCTCGGCAAGCAGCGAGAGCATCTGCTTCTGCTGATGCCTGACTGAGGCGATCTCGTCTTTGATCTCACCCAGAGCCAGGGCCACGCTCTTCATATCCGACAGAGTGCTGACCGGGCGCTCGGCGAGCTGCAACTTAGCCGCAGCGAATGCTCCGGTCGCACTGGCCTGTCCGTCCAACGACTGCTGAATACGGCTCACGATTTCAGCGTTCATGGAGCGATTGTTGGCCCGCGCGGCGTCGGCGATGCGCTCGCGCATGCCGTCAGGGAGACGGAGCACGAACTGATCTTGCCGGCGACTCGGGCTGTCTTGCGTCATTCCGCGCCCATAACCGCTGTCATCGCTGTTTGCTATCATCGCCTATTGCTATGACGCTTTCCGCGTGCATACTAGCAAAAGGCGAGTACGCCTTCCTCTCTGAGGAACCGCCCGGCCAAGGCGGCAAGACGCGATCATTCGAGTTTCCACTTCAGTGGCGCCCGGTGATCGTTCTTTCGATCCCCCGTCCTTCGCGTCCGGGTCTTGGCCGGCCGGGACGCCACTGGAGACTTCCATGGCAGCGAAACCGAAGACCGACAGCGCCGAGATCAGCATCACGCCGTTGCGGCGCGGTACGACGAAGCTGCGCATCATCGGGCAGACGCCGATATTTCAGAACCGTATGCCGGCCAAGGTGAAGCAGATCCTGCTTGCTGGCGGCCGGAAGAAGACCAAGGCCGAGCGCGTCGAGATCAAGCACGATCCGCTCGCGGAGTTCAGGGATAGCGCGGAGATCCTGGCCGGCGGCCCTACGGCGCTCGGGCTTCGCGTGGTGGCGGTGAAGGCCGCTATGTGCACGGCGGCGCTGGAGACGCCGGGCGTCACCAAGTCGTCGACGCAGAAGCTCCTCTTCATGCCGGGGGATCACACCCCGCTCTACGGCACGCCGCAGCTCCGCATGGATGTGGTGCGGTCGGCCGACATGAACCGCACCCCGGACGTCAGGACGCGGTGCTTCCTGCCTCGCTGGGGCGCTGAGATCGAGATCCAATTCATCGTCCCGCAGCTTTCGGTGACGGCGGTCGTTACCCTGCTCTGCAACGCAGGCGTCCTCGTCGGCGTCGGCGATTACCGCCAAGAGAAGGGCAAGGGCGCGTTCGGCAGCTTCCGGGTGCTCGGCGAGGGCGATGAGGACTCGGAGTGGGACGACCTCGTGAAGAACCACGGTCGCGCCGCTCAAGAGTATGCGCTTGTTGACCCCGAATACGCCGATGCGGACACGGCCGACCTGATGGCCTTCTACACCGGTGAAGTCGCTCGGAGGGCTGCGTGATGGGTACCTTCACCAAAGCGCTCCGCCAGAAGATCGTCGAAGAGTTCGCGGTCCGGCACAACGGCCGCTACAACCCGGCGCTCTTCGTTGAGGAAGTGAGGCGCACCGGCGACTCGCATCCTGCCCATGGCTGGTTCGAGTGGAGCCCGGAAAAGGCAGCGCTCGCATACCAGGTTGAGCAGGCCCGTGACTTCGCCCGAGATCTGCGGGTGACGTTTACGGTGCAGGTGGTCAACGGCGGCAAGCGCAGCGTGAAGGTGCGTGAAACAGCCATGCCTTTGGTGCTAAGCCCTATGGACGGCCGCAAGAACGGTGGGGGCTATCTGCTCGTGAACCCGGACGACCCGGCCTACATGGCCGAGCACTGCGGGCAGGCGGCGCAGGCTCTCCGATCGTGGTGGAGCCGCTACCAGAGCGCAGCAGAGCACGTCAGCATCGCAGCCTCCGACGTTGAGGCGATGATTGCGAAGCTGGACACGGACACGGCGCAGATTGCGGCGTGAATCGATTGGCACGGCAGACGAGGTGAGGCACGGCATGGCGTGCCTTGGTCACACCGGGCACGACACGGCAGGCTAGGCGGGGCTGAGCTAGGAAAGTTCATGCGAGGCTGCCGAGGAATGGTGGGGCTTGGTCAGTCGGCTTTCGACATGGCGAGGCAGGCGGTTGAGTAGCGCGGAACCGAATGGCCTTTTCCGGTTGGCGAGGATCACGGCGAGGCAGGCGCGGAATGGCGAGGCACGCCAAGGCGGGGCGGCGCAGGCAAGGCGACGTATGCCAAGGTGTGATCTGGTCAGATGCGGTCAGGGCGGGTGAGGCAGGCGTGGAAAGGCACGGCGCGTAAAGTCGTGATGGGGTGGGGCATGGCCGGCGTGGAGACGCACGGCGCGTAAAGCCGAGGCGCGGCATGGCTAGCCGCGGCAGGCATTGAGTAGCGCGAGATCGATGCCCGATCGGTCGGCGAGGATCATGGCAGGGCAGGCGGGGATAGGCATTGCAAGACGCGGGATGGTCACGCGTGGCATGTTTTGGCCGAAACGGATTGGTGAGTTGAGACAAGGCCTGCGAAGGCGTGGTATCGCAAGGTGAGGATTCATCATGGAGTAGGGAGCTTACTTGCCCCCTACTCCTTTTGCGGAGGCCACACGCTGATGAGCGTGCCGCCACCGTCTCGACGGAACGCCTGACATTCTACCTTGACGATCTTTGATGTCGCCTCGGCCATTTCATCGGAATCTGTCAGCGCGGTTTTGTGGCAGAGCACAGCCATAGATCGCACCTCCGCAGGCGACACTTTGAGCGATGAAGCCGCGGCCACAGCCACGAGGTCGAAATATCCTGGCGTAGGATAAGCGCCATTGAATGACAGGCTGACGTTGCCTGGGCCGACTCCGATCTTGTCGCGGCAGTTCATGACGAACTCTTGCGTGAGCGGATGCTTGAAAAAGACGTTTTCACCGCTCGGTGATCGGTGATCGAATCGAGCGCCGGTTGCCTGGACTATCTCAGCTGTTTGCACGTCGCACTGATCCGCTCGGGCCACTGAACAACCGAGCATTGCAAGCGCGGCGACCATTACCATCCGCATATGAGCTTCCCTCCGACAGAGCGACGGGAAGATAGGCCACGCCCGGCCAGGAGCCACGATGCCCAACGCGATCGTCGTCCTCGAACAGAGGATCGTGGGCCATAAGGCCTACAACCAGCTGGAATTCCGTGAGCCGCGGTGGGACGACTACACCTTGATCGGCGACCCTTACGTCTGGGCGCAGTCGCCCGAGGATCCGGACATGGTCCGGCCGGTGCCGCTCCCCGACCGGGTGCGGGACTACGCTGAGCGCCTCATCGTCGAGGGGCAGCAGGCTGGCGACCCCGCGCTCCTCTCGCAGCTCGGCATGAAGGACACCAAGCGCGTCGAGGGCGCCATCTGCGGTTTTTTCCTCGCCGTCGATCCAAGGGTGACCGCTGGCTCGACGGCGTCTGGGAAGCCCTCGTCTTCGACCTCGAATGGGGACCAGACGTCGTCGGACGCATGACGTTCGCGCAGATGCTGGACTGCTACCGGCGCGCTGTCGAGCGTGCTGAACGCCGGGAACGGGAGCGGGAGCGCAGTGCGCGCCGCGGCCGGTGAGAGGGTTCTGAATGGCCGCCAAGACCATCGAAGCCCGTCTCATCATCTCGGGCGAGGACAAGGGTGCCAGCGCTTCGATCGCCAGCGTTGTCGCAAGCGTCAGGAAGCTCGAAGAGGTCTCGAAGGTCTCCAAGCCGCTGCAGGACCTCGCCAAGGAGTTCTCGCACGTCGAGCAGGCCTCTAAAGCCGTCAACGCTGCGATGGGCGCGCGGTCCGGTCTCGCCAGTGCAGAGGCCGGTTTCCGAGCCACCACGGGTGCGGCCCAGGCCGCCGCGAAGGCGTTGGAGCAGGCGAAGGCCGCTCGGGCCGCGTTCGACGGCGTGAAGGCCGCCAAGGGTTCGGAACAGGCCAAGCAGATCGAGGCCGCGACCAAGGCGGTGCGCGATTACACGGCCGCGCAGAAGAAGGCCGAGGGCGACGTCCGCCGGGCGACCGCCGCGGTCGCCGCGCAGTCTTCAGCGCTCCAGCATGCCGAAGCGTCCGCCACAAAGTTCGGGGCCGACCTCGGCAACTTGGAGGCACACCAGCAGCGTCTTCGCTCCACGACCGAAGCCGCGACCGAGGCGATGCGCCGGCAGATCAGGGTCGAGGATCAGGCGGCCCGCGCCGTGGCCCATCACGCCAAGGAAGAAGCCGAGTTCGCCCGCCACCGTCGCATGCATGGTCTCGTCGGTGCGGGCGCGGCGGTGGCCAGCGGTGCAGTCGGCGTCCACGGCGTCGGCCACGTCGTCGCCGAGAGCGCGAAATCCGGCGCCGAGGTGCAGAGCAACCGGGTCGATATGGCCAAGGCCGGCATCGGTTTCGCCGAGCGCCAGCACATCACGGACGAGAGCCTGAAGCTCGCGGTCCGCTATAAGAACGTGACCCAGGCCTCCGTGATGGAGCTCTGGAAGGAGATGCGGTCGGTGGTGACTCATCCGCATGAGGTGGATGCGGTCATTGAGCCGATGGTCCGGGCTAAGTCGCTGCTCGACGCCAAGGACAAGACCGGCACCGCCTCACATGGTCTGAACCTGCTCGTGAAGGGCGCTGAGGCGATTGGCGCAGCCAAGGATCCGGAGCGGTTCAACAAGCTGCTCGACGGCTACGTCCGGGCCATGCAGGTCATGGGCTCGACCATCACGCCCGAGGGCATCTACGAGATGCAGAAGTATTCGAAAACGTCCGGCGGACGTTGGTCGGATCGCTTCATCATGACGACGGCGCAGTCGCTCGGCCAGGAGCTGGGCGGCTCGACCGCCGGCAACTCGATCGACGTTGCAACCCGGCAGATCGTCGGCGGGATGCAGAACCTGCATTCCAAGGCCAAGGAGTTCGCCCGCGTCGGCCTCATTGATCGGAAGAACCTCGACATCCTGAAGACGGGCGAGGTCAAGGGCACGAAGGCCGGCGTCAAGCACGCGGTGAAGGGCGACGATCTCGCCGCGTCTGACCTCGATCAGTGGGTCTACACGGTCCTGCTGCCGCACCTGGAGAAGGCCGGCATCAAGTCCGAGAGCGACCAGATGGCTTGGGTGCAGAAGAACTTCACCGGCACAGGCGCCAACGTCGTTGCGAAGCTCATCCAGCAGCGGGAGAGCTTCGAAGCTCACGCGCATAATTATCATGATGCCTTGGGAACTGCCGGTGTAGACCTCAATCGCAGCGACCCCAACGCGGGCATGGGTGCGGTCAGCAAGTCCCTGGAAACCTTCCTCGGCGTGTTGTCGTCGCCGATGATGGTGCAGGCCGCGCACGCCCTCGACTCGATCTCCGCGGGGATCGGATCGTGGTCCCTCAAGATCGACGAGTTCAACAAGGCCCACCCGGACATCGCTAAGTTCGAAGCGCCGGTTGCGGCAGGCGCCGGCCTGGCCGGTGCCGGCCTCGCATCGGCGGCGGTCTACAACGCGCTCAGCAGCGGCTTCGGGTTGAAGACCTCGGCGGCGGCCTTGGACCATTCGGCCATCTTGCTCGACGCGGCTGCGATCCGCCTCTCCGGCGGCACGGTTCCGGATACGGTCAAGTCGATGGCCACCGCCGGTGCGCCAGCGCTTGCCGGATTCGGTCTGGGTGGCATCGTTGCCGGTACGGCGATTGGCGCCGGCGTCGCGATCGGCGCGACTATGCAGGAGATGCCGAAGGTCATGGCCGAGAAGGGCGCCATCGGCGTCGATCCGGCCACCGGCGGTGCCTTTGAGGCGAACCCGATGGAAGGATTGGGCCCCGAGAAGCCCTGGCTGCGCAACTGGATCACCTCGCTGTTCACGACCCCCGGGGCCAGTGAAGAGACGGGCAAGAAGCTTGGCGAGGACATCGGCAAGGGCATCGTCGACGCGCCCCTGCCGCCGCGTCGGCCGGCCATGCTCGACGATTTCAAGGAGAAGGCCACCGAGACCGGTACCGAGGCCGGCAAGACCCTGCTGCAGCGCATCATTGAGGCGGTCGGGACCGGCATCAATATCCCGATCAACTTCGTGCCCGGCGACGGCTCGGGTGGTGGTGGGTCCGGCATCCAGAAGGCCAGCTTCGGTGGCGGTGGCAGCTTCGGCGGGGGGATCCAGCGCGCCAGCTTCGGCAGCGGCGCCGGCGGTGGCGCCGGGGGCGGTTCGGGTCTCAGTGGAATCGGCGGGGGCATTCCCCGTTTCGGCGGCGGGGCAGGCCGCGGTGTAGGAGGGGCGGGCGGTAGTTTCGGCGGCGGCGGGAGCGGCGCAGGTCTCGCGCACGCCCGCGGCGTCCTCTCCCGCGCCAATCCCGAGATGGTCGCCTACATTCGCGAGGCGGCGATCCGGAACGGCATCGACCCGAACATTGCGCTGCGCATCGCGGCGAGCGAAGGGCTCGGAGGCTCGATCCCCGGCGTGCGGATGACCCCGGGCGATAACGGTACCAGCTTCGGGCCCTTTCAGTTGCACTACGGCGGTCGGGGCTCGCTCGGCACCGAGTACACCCGCGCCACCGGGCACCACGCGGGAGACCCGCAGCACTGGAAGGAGCAGATCGACTTCGCGCTCGGGTATGCCGGTCGGAAGAAGACCTGGGCACCTTGGTTCGGTCGGGGGCCTGCGGGCGTCGGGACGCGCGAGGGCTTCAACTACAAGGGTGGCCCGGTGGCCCCGAAGACGGCCGACGGCGAGCCTCACCTCATCAAGGGCCTCGACGGCAAGGAAGGTCTCGACCTCGGCAACGGCACGATGAAGATGCCGGACGGCTCGATCCGGTCGATCACCCGCAGCGGTTTAGAGATCCCGGATCCGCCAGCCGGCGGCATTGGAGGCGGGACCGGTAGCAAAGCCGATCTCCAGGCCGCAGCCGATCGCATGCACGCGGCGGCCGAGAAGTTCGAGAACGCGGGCTTCCACGGTCAGATCGAAGTGACCGGGCTTCGGCGCAGCGGTCTTCGGGCGACGTCGATCAAGATGCGCGGCCGCGGCGGCCTCACCGCCGACATGGGCATTTCGGAGCCCGGCGCGAAGGAAGACTTGAGCGACTGGAGCTGAGGGCGGCCATGCTGAACATCACCGCCCAGACCGCCGGCCTTCGCGAGATGATGCAGCCGCTCGCTGCGTTCGGTGAGCGGCTTCCGAACGCTCAGGCCAACGTCCTGAATCGGATGCTGACAAAGACCCGCAGCGCGGTCGTGCCGGCGCTCGTGAAGCAAACCGGCCTCACGCGGCGGATCATCGACAAGGCGGTGCGCCCCTACCGCGCCTCGCCGCAGAACCCGCGGGTGATGCTCATTACCCGAGGCGGCGAGGTGTCGTTCCGCTACTTCGGAGCCCACGAGGTCGCGGGCGGCGTCGCGGCCACGGTCCGCGGCAAGGCAGACTTCGTCGAGGGCGGGTTTCGGCGCTCCGGCCCACGCGGGCGGCGCCAGATGGTCTCGAAGCTCAACGGTCAGGTCTACGTCAACGTCGACGGGGGGCGCTGGCGCGGGAAGATTATGAAGGAGAAATCCGGCGTGTTCATCCCCTACGAACTGGTGAGCGGCCAGACCGCGGCGACCTTCAACCGGATGGTCGAGACTGACCTGCTGGCCGAGGTAGAGCGCGAGATGGCGCGGCTATTGCCGACGGGCGGGCGCTGACCAGTGCGGAATTGGCCGAAGACGATCCCAGGAGCCTCGTTCAAGGGCTTTCCGTTTCATGTCGAGGACGAAGGCATCGGCGAGTCCGGTCGTCTCGTCGCGGTCCACCCCTATGCCAGGGCCGAGACCCACGGCACTGAGGACATGGGTCGCAAGGCTCGGAGCTACCATGTCACGGCCTACATCGTCGGCGACGATGCCGATGCCGAGGCAATGGCGTTCGTGGAGCGCTGCTCGACCCCCGGTGCCGGCATGCTGGTGCTGCCGATCTCCGACCCGGTGATCGTGCACTGCGTCGGCTGCTCGACGAACAACCGCAAGACCGAGATGGGCAAGGTCGCTTTCGACCTCAAATTCCTTGAGCAGGGGTCCGAGGCTGGCGGTCCATCGCCGATCGCGCTCGGGGACCGCATCGCCCAGGGCGCGCTCGATACGCTCGGCGGCATCGTCTCGGATGCGATCAGTGCCTTCGTGCCCGACGAGCTCGTCGGCTTCCTGCCGCCATTCTGAGGGTCCGGCATGGCCTCGCCTCCCTCATCCGCCGTCGCCGGCGCGGCCGTCTCTGCAGTCGCACTTGCCAACGTCGTTGCCGGCCTCGTGCGGGGACTGCCGCTGCCAACCGGCACGGCGCAGTCCTCACTCTCGACCTGCCGCCGGATCGCCAGCATCGCGGCGCCTCGGCTATTTGTTCTCGCGGATGTTGCCGCGATCGCAGCCGAACTGATCGTCACCGTGCAGGCCGCCGCCCGGGATGCTGATCCTGCCGACGCCAGCGCGGGTCTTTACGATGCTGCGGCGGCCACGCGGGCGTGCGTGCCGTCGAGCGCCTCGCCGGTCCTGACGCAGGCATACAGCCTCGCCCGGGGCCTGTGCGTCGGCGTCGAGGCCGCCTGCCTGGGTGAGGCGTTCTTATGTGAAGCCCGGACCGAGTTCGGCGACCGCCAGGCCGCGAGCGCGGCTCGGGACCGGATTACCACGGCGCTGGAGGGCGCCATCGACCGCGTCGCGGCGGCGCTCGGCCAGCCCGCAGCCTTCGTGCTCACCACGTCGGCCAACCAGACCTGCGCGCACCTCGTGGACCTGTCCGGCAACTTGCAGCCGCTGATCCGGGCCCAGGCGGGTCGCTCATTTCCGTCGACTGCACTCGCGTGGTCGCTCTACGCCGACCCGAGCCGCGCCCCTGAATTGGTGGCGCGCAACCGCGTCGGCACCCCGTTCCATATGCCGGCGTCGTTCGAAGCGCTGGCTCCGAAGGCCTGACCCATGGACGGAGAGGTCGGCGAGATCGTCAGCCTGATCGTGGGGGGCCACGCCCTTCAGGGCTGGCAGGGCGTACACATCACCCGCTCGGCCGAGGCCGCGGCGATCTCGTTCTCGCTCCGCTGTACGAACCCAGCTTGGTCTGATGAGGCCGATGCCGTTCGCCGTGGAGGCCTCGTCGAAATCCGGGCTACGCCGGACGAAGATGTTGGGGCTCGTGGCGGCGGCGATTTGATGTGCACCGGCTACGCCGATGAGTACGAGTCGGAGACGGGCAAGGGGGCTCGCCGGGATGTCGGCATCGCCGGCAGGTCCAAAGCGGGCGATGCACTTGACTGCCCGCCAACCAAGCACAAGACCGGGTTGGTCGAGAAGAAGGACCTGCTCGGCGTCGCCAAGGAGTTTGATGAGTTCGGCATCGGGTTCTTCACGGACCAGACGCTGTCCAAGATCCCGATGGTTCAGCACGTGCCGGGCCAGCCGTTCTTTGTCACCCTTGAGCGCGAGGCACGCCGCGAGGCTTTGCTGCTGATGGGGCAGCCCGACGGTCGGGTGAAGATCACCCGGGCCGGCGGCAAGCGCCATGCAGGCGCCTTGGTCGAGGGTGAGCGGCCGATCGAGAGCATCAAGCTTCGGCTGTCGATCAAGCACAAGCGCTCGCACATCCACGTGCGCGGTCAGAAAAGCCTCGGCACCGACAAGGACAGTCTTCGACAGGAAGAGACGGAGCAGGACGATAGCGTCGAACGCTATCGCCCGGAGATCCTATTCAATGAAGGATCCGACACCTCAAAGGAACTGAAGCGCCGCGCGAAGTGGCGCAAGCTGCGGCGCTCCGGATCCGGCATCTCGATCATCACCTGCGTCGCTTCATGGCGTGACGAGGCCGGCAAACTCTGGGAGCCCGGCCACCTCGTGGCGGTGAAGATGGCGAGCGACAAGATTGATCAGGACCTCGCAATCTCGACCGTGACCTTCAACCAGGTTGTCGGCGAGGGCGAGGGGTCCGGCACATGGGCGGACCTTACGCTGGTGGATCCGCGCACGCTCGGCGCGCAGTCCGGCGGCAAGGGGTCGGGGTCTGGCGCTGGCGATGGCGGCGGCACTGGGAATGAGAATATCGGCGGCGGACTTGAGGATGCCGACCTAGGCAGCGAAGCGCCGGCCACAGCTGGATCCGGGTTGGACGGCGTCGAAGCGGATTACGGCACGTTCGGCAAAAGAGGATCTGCCTGATGGGCGGCCGGCTGTTCCGGATCGAGCACGTCGAGGCAGACGACAGCGGCGACCAGCAGACGCTCACGCTCTACGGTCTGCCGAATGAGACCCTGAAAAAGGTCCCGCGCATCCAGAGCTTCGGCGAGTCTTCGAACCCGCCGGTCGGCTCGCACGGCATGGGTTTGCAATTCGGCAGTGCTGATGGCGGGCGCCTGCTCAACGCAGCCCTCGGCCTCGAACACGCCCCATCCCGCCCGCGCAACCTGAAGCCCGGGCAGAAGGCCGTTTACGACGACAAAGGCAATATCACCCGCTACCTCGGCGACGACGGCATCTGGCACGACGCCAAGGACAAGCCGCAGAAGATCACCGGCAAAACCATCGAGATCACCGGCTCCGACAAGGTGGTGGTGAAGGTCGGTGACATGACGGTCACGGTGACCGCGGGCCGTGTCGACCTCGGCGGCGAGGGCGGCTCTCCGGTGATGACGCAGGCCGGGCCTTCCTCGGTCGTGTTCGCCAAGACCTGATCGGAGCCGTCATGCTGCTCACCCTGACGCCGCTCGCCGACGCGGGCGTGGTCTCGCTGCCGCCGGATCTGGTCTGGCTGAAGGCCGATGGATCCCGGGCCGGTGCTGGCTATGGTGTGCGCGGCGATTTTGCCCCTGCTGTTACCGCTGCTGACGGTCCGGGCGGACTGGAGGCGAGGAACCCACTGCAGACGGCGGTGATCGCGCTGCTGTTCTCGGATGTGCGGGTCGAAGGCTACGAGATCGATGCCGGCCGGGCGGGTGATCAACGCGGCTGGCCGGGTGACGGATTCGACGTCGACTCCACGGCTGGCGAGCAGCCGTTGGGCTCGAAGCTCTGGCTGTTGCGCCGGAAAGACCTGAACGACCAGACCGCGATGTGGGCCCAGGCCGAAGCCAAGCGCGCGCTGGCGCCGCTGAAGGCCCAGGGCTTGGCGGTGAAGATCGAGGCCACCGCAACGCCCGACTACGCCAACGACACCCTATGGCTCGCCATCGCGCTCTACGGCCGCGACGGCGCGCAGGTCTACGCCGCGAAGTTCGACCTGATCTGGAAGCTCGCCACCGGAGGCGCTTGATGGCGGGCTACACGATCCGGTCCCTTGCCCAGCTGGCCGCAGAGGCGACCGGCGCCTTCGTCCAGTCGGTGCAGGGGACCGCGACCAAGCTCTGGCCGAATGTGTGGCGAATCGAGAGCAAGGTTCTTGCGCTGATCGGCTTCGAGATGGAGCAGCGTCGCGCGTGGCTGGTGCGGCAGCTCTTCGCCTCGACGGCCGAGCGCGTCTGGCTGATCCGACACGGGTTCGAGCTCGGACTCCAGCCGGAGCCGGCCAACACTTCAATGGGCACGGCGACCGCTGCGGCGACGCCCGGCACCGTGATCCCGATCGGCCTGCAGTATGCCCGCGGCGATGGCGTGACCTACTCGGTGGTGGCAAACGCAACTGCGAGCGGCAATAGCGTCAGCCTCGCCCTGGAGGCTGATGTCGCGGCGGCCGCGGGTGACGCAGCGGCCGGCACGCTCCTGACGCTGGTCAATCCAGACGATGCTCCGATCGGGCTGACTACGACCTGCTCGGTCGCCGTGGCCTCGGATGGCACCGGCCTGTCCGGCGGTACGGATGAGGAGACCACCGAAAGCTTCCGCGCGCGTGTCCTCTATCGCAAGCGCAACCCGCCCCAGGGCGGCTCGATCCCGGACTATATCGAGTGGGTTTTGGCCGCGGTCCCGTCCGCGACCGCCGTCTTCGTCGACAGCTTCCAGAACGACACGCGCTCGGTCTGGGTACAGTTCACGGTCTCGGATCAGCCGAATGGCATTCCGACCGCCGGCCAAGTTGCGGCGGCCCAGGCCTACGTCGATGACCCGATCCGGCGGCCGGTCACTGCCCGCGTTTTCGTCTCGGCCCCCAATCCGCAGGCGGTCAACGTGGTGATCGGCGGGCTCAGCCCCGATACCACCGACATCCGTGCTGCCGTAGCGGCCGAGATCCAAGCGACGTTCACCGACCGGGCGCGACCGGGCCAGCCTTCGGCGCCGTTCGTGTTCTCGGCCTCTTGGATCGATGAGGCGATCAGCCGGGCCACCGGGGAGGATCGCCACCGCCGCGTGGCGCCGGCCACCGATCTGACCTTCACGTCGGGTAATCTGCCGGTGTTCGGTTCCATCGCCTACACGGACTGAGGAACCCATGGCGAAGATGCGCTGGCGCCCGATCGCTGAATGCCCGCAAAAGCTGACGCGCGCCGTCGTGTTCGATCCGGAAAATTCTGGCTTGAGCGGGCTGGGCGATGAAATCTGGGATGAGCGCGCCATTACAGCATCCCGCCGGGATGATGGCTCGTGGCGCGTCGACTCCTATCAGGGGGGCTACACGATCAAGCCCACGCATTTCTTGGATGTAGGTGTCCCAAGTGGGTATTCGATCGCGCCTGATCCGGAAGCTCTGCGCGCTCGCGAAGCGGCTGTGCGAGTCAGGGCTGAGCGGGAGGCCGCAGCTCGCAATGCAGATCAAGCCCAATGTGAGCGTGCGCTGAACGCCGAGCGTGAGGCGTATTGGTCCAACCCGGAAAACCTGCGCCGTTTTCTGAGTGGCGAGGACTGAGGCGCGATGATCGACATCGTCTCGGGCTGGCCCTGCTACGACCTGCCAACGGATCCCCCATCCGTCGCCGACCAGGAGGCGCAGCCCACCGCCGACAGCCTCCTGCCGCAGATCCTGCCGCTATGCCCGCGTGGGCCGGCCTGGGGCACGGATGAGACTGGCGACGGCAAGGGCGCCGCCCCGGTCCAGCGCCGGGTGTGGCGCGCGATTTCGGGCTGGGCAGCCAACCACCTCGGTCTCGACTGGACGGCGGCTACCCAGACCTTCCCGTCAGCGCTCACCTACACGCTGTCGGACTGGGAGAAGGAACTCGGCTTGCCGGGCCCGTGCTCGTCCGGCTTGGGCGGCCTGCCGGTGCGACAGGCCGCGGTCCGGGCCAAGTTCGGCTCGGTAGGCGGTCAATCGCCGGGCTACTTCGTCTGCTTGGCCAAAAGCCTCGGATACGCGGTCACGATCGAGGAGCCGACGCAGTTCCTGTGCGACGTGTCCGAGTGCGTCGGCGACGCGATCCAGGAGACCTTCTTCTGCTGCGACGACGACGAGATGGGCGCCGACGGCGAGCCGATCGAAGGCTTCGTCGTGCCGACGGACGCGAGCGCGGGCGACGAGCTCTCCGACCAGTCCGTTTGGCAATACTGGGTCGTCCACGTGGGATCACCTGGTGAGACTTGGTTCCGGATGGACGAGGGCGAGTGCGACTACGACCCCCTCGAAGGGTTCGTGCCCGCCGTAGATTTGGAATGCGCGCTGAACGCGCTCGCACCACCGAGCACCCGGCTCGTATTTTCCTACGACGTCGCCGCCTAGCGCGGCCCACCCTCGCTTCATTCAAGACGCCCCGCCGAGCGGCCGCTTCCGCGCGCCTGGAGATTTCGATGCTGTACAACCCACCGTCCGGCTCGACCGACCCGAACGCCTCGTATGTGGGCAAGGATACGGCGTCCGGTCGCCAAGGATCCAAGCTCCCTCCGGCCGTGCCGGAGAATACGCAGCGTGAGATTGTGGCGATCATCTCCGCGGCTCAAGCGATGGGCATGCCTGCGCCGACCAACGCCGACGTGGCGCAGATGCTCAAGGCGGTCCGTTCGAGCCTCCTCGGGCGCTATCCAGCAACGGGGACGCCAGACGCCCTCGCGATCGCCCCGATCCCCGCAGTCGCGGCGCTGGTCGAGGGCATGCGCTTCCGGTTCAAGGTGCCAGGGAGCGCAGCAAACGCGACCACGGCGCCCACGCTGACTATCAACGGCATTGCTTCGGCGATCAAACGTCGAACGGGCGTTGCTCCCGCCATCGGCGACATAGTCGGCGGCACTGTGCACGAGGCCGAGATTGACGCAGCGGGTAATGCGCGGCTCGTCGGTGCGGTCGCTTCCGATATCAACGTAGTCATCTCAGCCCGCCCGGCCGTCACCACGGTCTGGATCGACCCGACTAACGGCAACGACGCCAACGACGGTTCGACACCCGCCCTAGCGCGGCAGTCTATCGACACCGTCATCAGCGGAATGAACAGCAACGCTACGCTGATCAATCTCCTCGGCAACGCGACGATGCGACAGCGTGTCAACGTGCTCGCTCCGCTGACCATCCAGGGCGTCGACACGTCGGGTAACTTCGTCGCTCGCACGCTGTCGTTCTTGGGAACCGCTGACAACTCCGGCGGTGCTCTCGGGACGACGTGCTCCGGCATGTTCTTCAACGGCC